AGAAAATAGGATATTTATATATATATATATTTATATATGCATAAATTGTTTGTCTAGTGTTTAACAAACACATTCTGGCGGATAACAAACAATAAACAAGCCTACAACCCTTGTATTTATTACTCTCTTAAATACTTGTTTACTTATCTACTATTCATGCAATACACTATGGGCGGGTAATTTTGCCTATAACCTAACGGGGATTAATTATGTCATTAATTATTTATCGTAAAAAACACGGGGAATCCATCCAGACGATTCAATCAAGGATCAGGAATAACCTAGCACCACGAAAGCATTATCGCTTTTCTAACATCTTGCAAAGAGGGGATGAATCGCTCAGTTCTCGGTTTACTCGCTTACAAGCCTATAAACAGGAATACGAGCAGTTTGGTCGGGAATTCAATCAGTTTGCTATCAAGGAATCGAGTGTTTATAAAACACTTAGGCTTATCAATCGACATTCGATTGGATGTCATTGGGAAGTAATACTCGAAGAGATATTCCACGAAGAATTTAATTCATGCTCGAATTGTGGAACTCTAACGACAATGGATGATTCGTATTATTTTGATACAGCAGACGGCCGAGTATGTCCTGATTGCACACAAAATTATACGGATGATGACGAGGACAATAATCGGGATTTTGAATATATTGGAACTCGTCATTCAAGCCGACAAGTTTTAGGACACATTCCTAGTTCTTATGACAATCGAAAACCTCGGGTTTTATTGGGTCTTGAATTAGAACTAGAAGTTCATCCTGATTATGACCAAGACACGAAAGCGGGTCATGTTTTGGATCACATTGGCAAATATCACAATCCAGCTGGTAATACTTTTCAATATGCACTGATCGAGGAGGACTGCTCGCTGGATCGTGGTTTTGAAATCGTGACCGGGTACACGGGTTTGGATGTGCATAGGGATCAACTCAAGTTCTTTAAGGATCGTTTACACGGATGTAAATCACATAACACCGATTCATGCGGATTGCATATTCATATCTGCAAAAGTGATATGACTATGTTGCATGCTAGCAAGCTGATTCTTTTTATTAATGATCCTGAAAATAAACCATTGGTTTACGCATTGGCAAGACGATATGAAAACGGATACTGCAAAATTCACGATAAAAAAGAGGACACGGGCTGGATCAGAGAAGCTCTGACACGATCAAAACCTAAGGATCAACTCTGCTCGCTCAATTGGGATCGGTACGAAGCTCTTAATTTTCACAACGAAAAAACAGTCGAATTTCGCTTATTTCGAGGAACTTTAAAATATTCAACGATCATGGCTTGTTTAGAGTTCACTTATGCAAGCTGGCACTTTGCACGATCAGCAAGCACCAATGAACTGAAAACAGATAATTTTCTCAGTTTTATTTGTGAACCCGAAAATCGTGGTGATACCCGTTTTTTAAGGTCTTATTTAAAGGACAAGGGTTTTTTGATGACTTACGAAAGTAAGCCCGATTTAAGAAAAGTAGCTTAATTTTTTAACCTAACTAAAAAGGAATTATTTATGTGTTTATTAGTCAATCAACAATCCACTAGCCCGATTCTCTCGAATGAATGGCTGGCTGATTTTTATACCTACAATGCTGACGGGGTCGGGGTTATGTTTGCCAATAACGGGGAATTAATCGTTAAAAAACTATTACCAGCTGATGAGAATGAATTTATTAATTTTTATCATCAATTTATCGCTGGTAAAAATTGTGCCTTTCATCTCAGAATGAGAACTCACGGGGATATTGATCTTGACAACTGTCATCCTTACGAAGTCTTAAATCGCTTAGAGCATGGCATTGATCTATGGCTCATGCACAACGGCATTTTATCAACGGGGAATAAAGCAGACGAGACCAAAAGCGACACATGGCACTATATCGAGAATTACTTAAAGCCAATGCTATCCGCTAATCCTGATTTTGCTTTTCATCCCTCGTTTTCTGAAATTGTCGGGGATCACATTGGCTCGAGTAATAAATTTATTTTAATGGATAACGAGGGTCGGCAAGCCGTCATCAATCACGGGTCTGGAGTTCATTGGGCTGGCTTATGGCTCTCGAATACTTACGCTTGGTCTGCTAGTGCATCCGCTAGTAAACATCCAATTAAGAGTGTTAAAAAGCAAAAGAAACAAGCGAAAGAAAAGCCCGAAGTGCGAAGTCTTTATAAATATTCCAATTATGGATATCCAATGATGACGGATGATTATCAGGATTATTACGACCAGCAAGAACTAGACTATGAAAACCTCGAGATGACACTCGAGGACTTGCAATATATGGGTTTTCAGAGAGCGTCATCAATCCCGATCAACACTTGTCTAGACTTTATTGAGCAGTTTTCGTTTAAAGACTTTCAGTCGATTGCAGATGACTTGATCAACAATGGCTTAACCGAGGATTGGTTTATTCAATGTGTAAGCGATCCGATCAAGGCACGGGAAGCATACCCTCAACTCGCTAGAAAATCGCTGTATAGGGGTTCTTATGCAATCTGATAGCCCAACTCCTGATGATGTCATTACAGCGATCCTATTAGTGATATTTATACTAATCCTTTTATATTTCTAATAGTCCTTAAACCCTCTTAAACCCGCTTATGCGGGTTTTTTTATGCCTAGTAATACCTAAGCACCAAATTAAGCAAAAACGGCTAAAAACAGGGTTTTAACCCTTTTATAAGGGTTTTCTAGTGTTTATCAGGCTTTTAGGGGTTTTCTACTTTATATCTATATATCTATATAACTATGACTATTTAATAAAAATAATTTAATAAAAATCAATAATCAATAAAAAAAATAAAGTATTGATAATTCTATATTTAATAAAAATAATAATTTAATAAATATAATTTAATTACTATTATATTTAATATATAAAATTTATTATATAAATTAGTATACCTTTTTTTTTAAAAATCGGCAACGAAAAAATCTTGCATCGCAAATTCTATACGCGCGTGCGCGGGGGTAATGAGGCGAGGCCTTTCTCAGCTGCAATTGCTCCTGAACTAACATGGCAGCCAAGGGGATCAACCGACCGATAACCCTTTTGGTGATTGACCCAAAGACCCATGACCCCAACGAATTATGACCCCATGATACGATGACTTGCATATACTTTTTACATGGTGTATAGTTTGTATCGTAGTATCCTATTAACCTAACTTGGAGAATCACATGATCTTTAAAGCACACTTCTATGTAACCGATACGGAGTCTTTAGTCGGTCTACTAGACACCATCAAAGCCCAAGTATTAGCCGGTCAACAAGGCGAATACACCGAGCAGTACCCCTTTTATTCCGGTGATTGGGTGATCAATCCATCAGGCAAACTGCGTTACTCGCAAGACGAACTTGATGACCTTTCCACCATTCCGTTTGGGAGATAAGCATGGGCAGACCAACAAAACAAGAAGTTGAGATGGATCGTTTGAAGACAATTATTGCTAGGCAAGACGATTCTGTCGAACAAGCCAGAGATGAATTGCAAGACTTGCGAGATAAGGTTGAGTTTTATCGCAAGCAAATCAATCACTTTGTGGCTCTCATTAACATTCTTACTAAGGGGTTCTAATGGCTAACGATCGTAATGATTTTGCGCCAGAGGTGCGTAACTCCGCTTGGTGGAGTGGTGACTCGCGCATGGCTGCTAATGGTAGAGCCGTTGATGTCATTTTGACCAAGCAAGGTAAACGAGAAGCACCTGATCTATCGGGTGTTGAGGCGGTACAAATGGGTCATGTAATGCAACCCGTGATTGGTCGCCTCTTTCAAGACAAGCATAAGATGGAGATTAAGGAGGCTGATTATGCCCTTACCCACCCCAGTGAGTCTTGGTTTTGCTCTCATTTTGATTTCATTAGTGCAGATGGTCGTGTGCTTGTTGAAGCTAAAAACTACAATGCGGGAGTTCGCAATAAGTTTGATGCCGACAGTCATCGGATTCCTGATGCTGACTATGCCCAATTGGTACATGAGTGCGCTTGTCATGGCATTGATCGGATATTTTTGGCTGTGCTTTTTGGAGGTCAGGAGTTTGTCACCATGGAGTTCACCATTGGTCAGGCGCAAAAAGATGAGTTGGTGCAGAAGATGGCCACCTTTTGGGCGCATTGCCAGACCGATACGCTCCCACCTGCAGAAACGATTGAGCAAACTAAAATCATGTATCCGCAGAGCATGGCGGGCACGATCATGGCGACTCAGCAACTCGAGGTGGCGGTCAATGATTTACGCTCAATTAAAGCGCAAATTAAAGAGCTGGAAACGCTAGAAGAAACGCTTGAAGTTGCGGTGCGTAATGCCTTGCAAGACAAAGAGGAGCTCATTAATGTCGCTGGTGAAACCCTAGTGACTTGGCGCACCAGTAAGCCGTCTAAGCGCTTTTCTAATGATTTATTCAAACAGGCGATGCCCGACATTTACGAGAAGTTTGTGATCGAGCAACCAGGATCGAGGAGGTTCTTAGTCAAATGAATAACATTGATTTAGCAGTATGGGTGATGGCAGCCACTTCTGTCATCGACTTAGTCCTAACTTTAACGGAGATATTTACATGAGCAATTTAGTTACTTTTCAAGACATGGATCAAATGGCAGGTGCAATTGCTGCCTCAGGTCTATTTGGTATGAAAGACAAAAATAGTGTGTTGGCATTGATGGCAGTAGCCCAAGCGGAAGGCTTACACCCCGCTACGGCCGCCAGAGATTTCCACATCATTCAGGGCAGACCCGCATTGAAAGCTGATGCGATGCTGGCTCGTTTTCAAAATGCAGGCGGTAAAGTGGATTGGAAGGATTACACCGATGAAAAAGTTACAGGCTTATTTAGTCACCCCAACGGTGGAGAGCTTGCCGTTACCTGGACAATTGAACAAGCAACCAAAATCGGACTTGTCAAACCCGGTTCGGGCTGGCAGAAGTTCCCAAGAGCCATGCTCAGATCCCGATGCATTTCAGAGGGTATACGAAGCGTCTTTCCAGGCTCAGTTACAGGGTTCTACTCTCCTGAAGAAGTGGCAGACTTTGAGCCAAGTCCAAATGCAAAAACGATCACTATGGAGGAAAAGAAACCTGAAGCCATCACCATAAATGTCGATGGTGTGATTGGCGGAATGAAGGTCGAATCCCTACCGCTATTCATACCGGGCAATGATGAGCCGTATGCCACCTTTTTGAACATCGAGGATTGGCAAGATGGCTTTATGGAGTTGTCCAATAAGATTTACAACTCGAGTAAGTATGACGATAAAGAAAAGCTGGAAAAGCATAATGCCTTGCGAGATGCCAACCAGAAGTTTATGAAGTCGTGGAATGGCACACAAATTGCCAAATTTTCAACCAAAGTAGCACAAATGAGGAGCAAGTAATGGCAACAGGACATATTGAACGCATGGGTAGCGGAGTGCTTTACACCAATGAAAAACGCAGTAGTGATAAAGCCCCGCAATTTAAGGGTCATATCATGATTTCGCAAGATTACAAGGCGGGCGACAAAATCAAGATTTCGGCTTGGTTATACAACACCCCCAAAGGTCAGTTGGTCAGCCTATCTGAGGACACTTGGAAGCCGGATGGGGCGCAATCTTACCCCAGAGAGGTCAACGCACTCAAAGATGACGAAGTACCGTTTTGATCAAGTTAAACCTACCTTACCCGCCATCCATTAATAATTATTGGATTGCCAGTGGGCATCGTAGGTTTATCAGCAAACGGGGGCAGTTGTTTCGCCAAGAAGTCATTGTTGCGTGTTTACAAGGGAGAGTACCAAAATTGGGTTCACAGTCGCTCATGGTTCATATTATTTTGCAACCTCGAAATAAGAAGTTGATGGACATTGATAATTGCGCCAAAGCCATTTTGGATAGCTTAGAACACGCTGCCATTTTTGATTCCGATGTCCAGGTGCAAAAGCTTGTAATTGAGCGTGGCGAGTCGATTAAAGGCGGTGGCTGCCAAGTCATGATTGAAGTATTACCCCCTGCAGCTCAAGGCAGAATCCGCGAGGATAGTTAGGTAAGGTGCGCCAGCCATCTTTTTGAGCAGCTGGCACTACTGGGGAAACGATATGTGGTTTAGGAAAAAAGTAACTTACGAAATTGTGCGGTTTTTACCGAATGGCAAAATGTTGATTAAGGTCATACCCGATCATTTATGAAATACGCAAGCAAAACCGATTTGATTGAGTTTGAGAAAACCATCAGCCAGCATTGGGAAGCAGGGGATTTGCCCTATTTGATCCATCTATCAGGTGGTAATGAGGACTTTTTAATTGATTTGTTTGAAAACGACATTAAAGAGGGCGATTGGATCTTTTCAACCCACCGCAACCATCACCATGCCTTGCTGGCCGGTATTCCTGCTAAAGACCTGGAGCAATTGATTTTGGCGGGTAAATCCATGTTTGTGTATAGCCAAAAGCGCAACTTCTTTACCTCGTCTGTGTTGGCGGGCACTTGCGCAATTGCTGCAGGGGTGGCTTATGCCCTAAAAGAATCTGGTAGTGAGAACTGGGTGTGGTGCTTTGTAGGCGATGGCGCTGAGGAACAGGGTCATTTTTACGAAGCAATCATGTTTGTGGAAGGTCATGATTTGCCATGTATGTTTGTGATTGAGGATAACAACCGTAGCGTGGACTCCACGATTGAGGAGCGCTTACCAACCAAGTTTCGTTTTGAAATGCCCTCTTGCGTCATGCGTAATGAATACATTGCGACTTACCCCCATGCAGGCAATGGCACGAAAAAACACATTATTTTTAAAGACAAAAAATGATCGGCAACAGCGGCCATAGTTATCAAGAACGGATAAAAACCATCAAAAATGATGGCGAATATCTGTTTGAGAAATTTTGCATGGAAAATGCTTGCCGCTTTGATCGCATTGGTTTTGATGAGCATCAGCGCAATGTGCCTAATTATTGGCGCTTAAGTGATCCATTACGCAATTTGCCCGATTATGTGATTAACACCCATGACGAGAAGACTTTTGTGGTGTGCGTCAAAGGCACAGATAAGTTAAAGCGCAATGAATACACGCTTTTACCCTTACTGCAAGACTTATTTGGCTCAGAAGAAGCGCCATTGATGTACGCATTTTGTTTTAAAGAAAACGACCGACCGATCTGGAAAAACCCCGATCAGATTATTGATTTGTACCGAGATGCCCACGATGAAATGTGGCATGACGGTGTGATTTACCGCAACTTAAAACTAAGGATAGAACATGACAGCTCAGGTCTTGCAAATGCCCAATTTATATAAAGACGCATTAATTGAGGAAAACACTCGTTTGGGTGATGACCCCAAAGTGCGCTTTATTGGCTATGGCCTCAAAAAAGGTCGGGCATTGGGTACGCTCAAACATGTGGCAGACGAGCAGATTGTGGAGATGCCCGTAGCGGAGAACCTAATGATCGGCTGCGCTATTGGCATGTCTTTAAAAGGACTTTATCCCGTTGTTTTTATTGAACGCATGGATTTTGTGCTCAATGGCTTAGATGCCATGGTCAACCATTTAGACAAAGCCAAATTGCTTTCAGGAAGTGAATTTAGTCCTGGAGTGATTATTCGCATTATTGTTGGCAATAAAAATAAACCGCTTTATACCGGACCAACCCATGTGCAAGACTTCACCGAGTCCTTGCGCAAAATGGTTCATTTTCCGGTGTTGTGCCTAAAAGAGCTCGATGAAGTAAGGGCTTTTTATCGTTTGGCTCACCAGCATGTTAAAACTGGCTATTCCACAATTTTGGTTGAATATAAAGATTTAATATGAAACACAACAAATACAGCGATTACAAGATTTTTAACCGCCCAGATAAGCTTAAATCGTTCGTAGAGGGCGAAATAACCGCGCCCTTGTATGTCAGGGTCAAACCGATCAATTTGTGCAACCATGGCTGTTTTTTCTGCGCATACAGCACTGGCTTTCGGGTCAAGGATG